ATTATAGTCTATCTGGTCATATATTTTTGTTAGGTTAAATATAGATCCTTTAGATTCATCACGAAACGCATGACCCTCTGTTCTTGGGTACTGTCTGTAATGCTCGTTTAATTCATCTGGACTGTTTTTAAGTGCGTCTACTTCATTTTGCCAAAAATTTATAGCTCCCATATCTATCTCTTCTCCATCTACACCCATCACTGGTTTTTCTGGAGTTATAAAAACAGGGTGGCCGTACTCATCTATAAACCCCTCCATGTTATGTTCCATAGGTATAAACAACGAATACATACCAGTCTTAGTCTGACCATTCTTAGACCTCACTCTAGGGTTAGAGCCCTCATATAAATCTTTAAAGTTTTGACCTCCTTTAGCTAGTGAGTTACATGTAGACCCTGCAAAAACTTTTCCTATAATTTTTTTACCTAAACGTAAACAAGTCTTTGTTACACCCCAATTCTTTTTTATATTATTAGGGGCAACCCACTTACCAATCTCATCATCTATTAATAATTTTAACTTTTCACCATCATAACTGTTCTCATCAGTATTCTTCCAATCTATAGAGGTATCAAGACCTTCAATCTCATCTACCTCATTAGTATTCATATTACTCTTTGTAATTTTTTTTGCTGGAACACTATACACTAATTCTGTCTTTGGCTTATCCATACCAGACTGTATAGGTTTAAAAAAGAAAGGGTAATTATTAGATATAGGTACAACTTTATTTACAAACATCTTCTTTGCATCGTCCCCAGTCTTTGAGAGTATACCTACCCTAGAATCCTTTAGTAAGGTAGCCATATCAACGCCAACTGAAGAGCCCATAAAAGAAAAACCTGAACGACGTATTTTAAGATATATCATGCCGTAACATCTACTATCTGCTCTGCATGCCTCCCAATAAATAAAAAGTATTCTGTTTGCGTCTCTAAAGTCTGGGTGACCTACATCAATCTTTGTGTGCTGAAGATACATATAGTGATGCCCAGTTATATATGTGGGTACACTATTGTTATAAAACCAATATCCTTTAGACCTGTGATCAAATTCACCCTCTATATAGTCTACATATTTAGATTTAAAATCATTATCTCTAACTTTCCACTCACTAATAGATTGAATTTTCTTTAACTCTTTTGGTAGCTCTGTTACTACCCATTTATTATTAACCTTTTTTAGATCGTTAGGTTTTTTAGGTAGGGCTATTTTAACCCCGTTAATTTCGTATATTTCTCCAATTGTTCCATCCTTAGATATAACAACCATATCATTTTTTTCGTCATATCCATACTTCCAAGCCTTTTTATTGTTCTTGGTTGTATACTCTGACTTGCCTACATGATTATCAATAACATTGTATAAGCTGTTCCAGATAAAATTATTTTGTTCTTTCCTCTGCACTTAAAAAATCTGTTTTTGGTTTTATCTTAACAACATTACCATCCTCTTCTATAAGTTTATTTTCTTCTAACTGAATTCTATCTAATATATCAAAAGCATCAAATATAGCCATCTTTTTTGCTGCTGCTGCGTTCTTTAACTTGTCTGCGGCTAAAGGATCCTTACCTTTTACTACAATCTTTTCTTTTGCTACACGCATTAAATCTTGAGCCGCTTCCTTTCCAGAAGCTATTAAATCTTCTTTTATTTTTCTTACTTCGTTAGACATATATTATTTGAATTAACCCTGTAATATTTTTTACCATCAATGTTAAACTCATACTCACTATCAGTCTTAAACGCAATAAGGTCTCCTTTATCTAATCCTAAACTTTTCATGTAGGTGTTAGGATACTCCATGATTCCATACATTTCCTTTTCACTTCCATTATGAAAGTCTATATCATTTTCTACTGGAGAAATAAAACAGTACGGATCAATAGTCGTCCATTTGTCTTCTCCTGGATTTCTATACATAAAAACTTGGTAAGGGTCTACCATGTACATCTTATCTTTTATTAGGCCAGCAGCGTATTGCTCTACACCTTTCATATCGTTGTATTTTCTAAATACATTATGATGTACTACTATCGTTGCACCTTTTAATACAGGTGTTTTTATTTTTTCTGGAGAAGCTAGCACTGTTGCGTACCTATTAGTTGTTGTATGATTTTCAATACTACTACTAGTTATTAGTTCTCCACCTTCAATTTTTTTTATGTTATTATATAACCGACCATCTAATGGCTCGACTATATACGTGTATAAAGATTTCATTAGTATTCTATGTTGTACTCTATAGCTACTGGCATGTTATAACCTATGGTCTTCCATAAGTATACCTCATCCTCTTCGTTTGATAGCCATATTTGTATTCTGCCAGATTCTAACTCTATTATCTCACGAATATTATGCTTACCTCTAAGCATTGGCTGCCCTACAGAGAAATTCATGGCCTTTAATAAATCAGGACCTATAGATATTTTACGAATTAATAACATCTTCCCTGATTAACTCACCTGTCTCAAGGTTTATTTTAAATTCTCCATTATACTTTTTAGTTAGATCTGATTGAATATCATCAAGTGCATATAATGCTTGATCATAATTCATTAATGAAGATTTTTGCCTGCTTTGAATTGATGATAATTGAGAGGTTGTGTAGGCTAATTCAGCCTCGCCTCTTTTAAATGATGAGTGTGCAGCTTTATAGCTGTTTAACTCTTCCTCTGAAAGAATTTCTTTAGTTGTTTCCATTATATTATATTTAATTAATTACGTAAAGATATATAAAATATATCTACGACCCGCAACCTATACAGTCAATCTCTGTATTTTCAGGTTTTGTCCCATTTAATTTCATCTCTAGATTATGGATTTTATCTTTAATTTCCATATCTGTCAACATATCTCCTTTGAGCTGGTTTTTAAGCTCTTCTATTTCTTTTATGATATCGTTCATTATATAGCTGATAAAGCCACTTTCTTCCAAGTATCTGTAGCAACACAGATAAAAAAGTGAGTAGCATTTACTGCATATTGACCTGTTGTACCAAAACCAGGTGATGTACTTCCAGGAACAGCTGTTCTATCACCTAATAAATAAACACCTACACTATCAACAGTATAGTTAGCTGTCCCCCCAGTAGGACTTGTTGATTGATCTGAACCTAATAATCTATCGGTTCCAGCTGGAGTTGTTATCGTTTCGTTGTTAATTTTACCCATAATGCAAAGTTAAGAATTATTTTTTGTTTATATTTATCTTAAAAGTTATACGATATAGTACATAAAAATAAATACAGCTTTATAGTTCTGTAGTCGTAATCTTCATCTGCACCAATAAACTCCCAACCTAATAAAAATCTATCATGTGGCCAGTGTAGCTCAAGCTTTATAGTCCAAATCATAATTCCTTATATTCTTCAGTTGCATCAAAACTAGGACACGCCTTACGTGCGTAGTCTCGATGAGAATGAATAGTTGCGTCAGGATACATTGCCTTTAAAGTTTTTAATACTGATAACAATGATTCCTTTTGTTTTTCATTACGAGTGTCTTTTGGTGTTTTACCATCTTCCTCAACACCACCACAGTAACATATACCTAAAGAAATTCTATTTTGACCCTTTGTATGAGCGCCCATTTTATCAATATCTCTACCTTTAAATATCCTTCCGTGTATATCTATATAAAAGTGATATCCAATATCGCTCCAGCCTCTTCCATTAACGTGCCAACCTCTTATTGTATCTACAGATACATCCTGCCCTTCTCTGGTAGCCGAGCAGTGTACTATTAGTTTTTTAATGTCTTTCATACTATATTATATTGTTTATTCTTTTTAATCCAATACGAACTGCAAAGTTTAACAAGTAACCTACAATTATCCATATCAACCAATTAGATCTTCTACTCTCCCTTCTAACCTTTATTCTTTCTGTTTTTTCTTCTTGCTTTTTAGTGGAAACACCCACCTTTGCATTTTTTCTAATTACAAGCTTAGCAATAGTAATAGAGTCCTTGTATATTCTTTTTTTTAACTGGTTCTCCTTTCTCTTGTCAACTCTAGTTATATATCTTATCTCTCCAGTTTCAATAATAGTTTTCTCGATAGTGTTAGTTATAAAGGTAGTGTCTCGTAAGGTTATAGTATCACTAATAATATTGCTCAATATTAATGTATCTGTCTTAGTGGTTATAACCGCACCTTTACTTTCTGCTTTTGTAGTATGTTTTTTAGCTAACTCAATGTGTTGTTGAGCTGTCTTACAGCTAAACAATAACAATAATGTAATAAGTGCTATTATTTTTACTTTCAAAATTTTTATTTTTCTTTATCAATATCTTTATTGACAAAAACTTTTAAATCCATTTTACCAGCTATCCAAGGTATGAATCCACCCATATCCCAACCTAGTCTAACAAAATTTTCTACGTTTGAAATAAAAAGATTTATTATTATAAAGTTATAAAATGCATAATGTAAAAAAGAGTATATATTAATGTCGAACCCTAAAA